AGAAGTCGAAGGAGGAGGTTGGTCCGGATCCTGTGACTAAGAAGCTGATCGAGCCGAAACCTTATGGCCCAGATGCTGAACTCGTCGGGAAACCTCAGGAAGAGCCGGAAGGCCCTCTCCAAGGTCCCTTTGAGGAGCAAATGAGTTGGAAGGAAGTAACTCGACTGATCGCGCAAACCAGACTTAATCCTGAGTCTAAGGGTGAAAACCTTTTCTCAGTGGTGAATCAAGTGTTGGATGGTGCACGACCAGGTACACAGTGTGAAGTACTGAAAGCGTTCATAGCGCTCCACGGGGAGGTCCTCCGTCGTGAGTGCGAGGTGGTGGTGCCGGTGGGCAAGAAGAACAATAGGCGTTCGGATAACTATGTCATCTTTGAGCGTAATTGGTTCTTGCCGATTTCGGCCGGAGGGATGGGCATATTGCCGCCCCCTGGCTGGAAATTCAAGATCACTGGCAGGCAAAGGCTTCTCGCCCTAGCTTCCTTAAAGAGAAGTGGCATCCCGGTCACAACTCCGTATGGTCCATCACCTGGCTACCCGCTTGACCAGCTCGAAGTCGTCAAAGTACAACCTTGGACGGTTCAAGAGGTGGAAGAGTGGGCGATACCAGTTTCGAAGCGAGACTTAAAGTCTAGGAGAGCACAGATCGATGCTCTTCAAAAACAATTTGGCTCGCCTGTGCTTGGTTATCAGTTCTGGTTCCAGAACCGAAATACTAGGCGCGGCCAACAGAGCGTTGGTCGAAAGCTGGTAGTGAAGCTAAAGGATCGGCTGAAGCTGGAGGAATTCCTTCAGAAGGAACCGATTCTCGAAGCTCTCGATGAATACGACGAGATGTTTTCGTAAACTTCACGGGCCCTATCATATGGCCAGAATAACTGGGTGCGTAGGCAAACGCTAAATTACCATTGGGTCTTCGGACTTAACGCCCAAAACGGTGGGGAAACCCTTAATAATTCCGTACTAAGTGGATCAATAAGACTTGATTCGTCATTGCGAGCGCTCTTCTTCAAGAAGGGGCTGACTCTATTTTGGAAAGAGTGTGAGCAATGTCGACAACCGAAAGGGGTCAGGTTAAGGTCCTAAATGTCGAGAGACTGCACGGGTGTGCCCAACAAGGTATCCGAGGATGTACAGTCCAGCCAGTTCAGCTGGAACCAATACAAGAACAGACAACTATGCAACGATCAAGCAAGAACAATAAGAGCATGAAGAGCTCGAAGGCCTCTAAGAACGGAGGCTCTAAATCTTCACCAAAGTCCAAGCCCCAGGCTTCGGCATCAGTCGCGTATGCAACCCAACAGGTGGGTCGCGCGCCTCGTGTCGCACAGGGAAAAGATTCGATTCGGATCAAACACCGCGAGTTTATCTCGACGGTTACCTCGTCGATCGCGTTTGCTGTTACAAACAAC